CCGGATTTAGCGGGGATCAGGTCAACACTGTTGCTCCAAGTTGCCGTGCCATCGGTAAGGCTGCTGTGGCGGATGTGGATTTTGCCACCGACTTTTACGTCAAGGTCAACGGTCTCAGTCCAGCGCAGACGACCGGAGTTATTGTTGATGGCTTCAAAGGTAAGATTCTGCACATTGCCTGGCACTGCTGTTTTGCCAACCAACTCAAATTCAGCGACAGCAATGTCGCTTACTTTGTTGAGATAATTTGCTGCTGTAATTTGAACATATAGCCGACCCTGCCGTGTATTTTTAATTTGCAGTGATGGTGATGTTGTATTGGCTTGATTCCAGTTGTCGTTATCAATGCGCCACTTCACACGAAACTCATTGACGCGCTGCTTCGGACTGATCCAGCCCAGGTCATAGCCAGAGAAGACGTTCTGCCCGTCTTGATATAGATATTCCGTGCCTGAAATGCTGCTTGGTGCGGCTGGCTTAGCGGATAGGTTGGTGATGTCACGCTCAGTTAGCTTGAGATCCGCTTCGATTGCTGCGTAAATGCTGCTGTTGTATTCCAAGGCGGTTACGCCGTAGATGCCGTCTTCAGCTTCAGCAACATTCAACACGCGATATTGCTGGGATTGCAGATCAGTTGTTTGCACCAGCCAGATTGTGTTGGCATTTGGTGCTTCGCTAAAAGCGCTGCTGACAGTTACAACGCCGCTGCTGATGCTGCTAATGGATTTGGTTTCCACCAAGCCCGTGGGCATCAACACCGAAATTGTTGGGCTGTTGGATAGGTTGACGGTCAGGTCAGTGCTGCTGTCAATCGTGATTGCGGTTGTGGTGGCGGATTTAACGCGACCGCTGCGACGTGAGCCAGCTTTCAACGGGTCGGCTATGTCAATCACCATGCCGGGACGCAGGATGATGCCGCTGTCGATTGAAACGGAGAAGGTAACAATTTCGGTAAGGTTTTGTTCGCTTAGCAATGCCCATTTACCGGCACGGCGGGCTTGCCCTTGGCTATAACAACCCAGCGCCTTGATGTCTTTGTTGATGATGCCGTATTTAGCGACAGCATCTTGATCTTCAACGTATTCGTACTCAACCTCGCCCAAGGTGTCGTAAGACTGCCAAGCAACGGTCGCGCAGGTGTGACGTGCTTTTTGTGATGTGCCGCTATAAACAAACAAACCATCTATGACATTGCTTGGACCCAGCAGATATTGCGAGTCGGTGGGCTTGTCTTGCTGTAATACCAGCGACCCGGCGCCATAATATGCAATGCCACGAAATAGGCTGGTCATCTCTTGGATGACGTTGTAGACCTCATCACGGCTGTTAATTAGCAGGTTGCAGGAGAAGCGTGGTTCTTGCCCGCCCTTGCCGTTGTCAACTAGCGTGTTGCAATATTGGCTGATTGCAAAGAAGTCATACTTGTCAAGGCTGCTCGTTGGGATAGAGGCGCCATAGCGTGTGTTAGTCAGCAAATCCCACAGGCACCAGGCTGGGTCATTACACCATGTTGCTGCGCTGAATGTACCATTCCAAACGCCAGCATATGTGACACGCCCAATATGCGTTGTGGTGTCTACAGACGCATTGGATGGCAGTTGGATTTTAATGCCACGAATTAGATATTTGCGTGTTGGGATTGAGTCAAACTGTCGAGAGTCAAAGCGCAAAAATGATAATGCACTGTTGGGGTAGCGCAGTTTCTCGTCAATGATTTCTGTATAGCTGAACCAGAATGTCTGGCTTTGACGCTTGGCTGATGATTCGTCAGCGCTAACACGTACTACGCGAACATCAACGGGAAACGCCCCGCTCAGCGTCAGCATGTAATCACGCTGATACGAGTTGCTAGTTTTGCCGCTAATGGTATCACTGACCACAGTGCTATAACCGCCGCCGTTGTACTGAACTTTGATTTCTATACTCACGTTATTACCAACAATATCGCCATTGTCTAGAATAAATTGCAGTGACGGCACTTGTAGCGTGACGCGCACGCGGTCAACATCTGTATCTGTAATTGTGCGGGTAATTGGTGTCGCCTTGACAACTTCTACGTTGACGGCTTCTTCCCTTTCTGTTCCAACCTGCTGGCTGATATAGGCTTGGGCTTGTGTGCCATTGCGGGTGACGATTGTAAAACCCGAGAAGTTGTTGTTGCCGGCAGCATCTTGAACTGGTGTCCCTGATAGAAAAACACCCTTGTTGCCATTTTCAATGCCTTGGATCTCGCCTTCTGATAACAGGTCAAGCACATTGCCGAACTGAACAGATTGCAGTGAATCGTCAGCTTCTGTTGGTGTACGGCTTTGACCACCACCACCGCCACCACCTTTGCTACCACCACCACCTCCACCGCCGCCACCAGAACCTGCAATGCCAAGACCAAGACCCGCGTTATGGACACGGATACCAGCAGCAATAAAGGTATGGTGCCCTTCAACCGTCAGGTTGTAGACAGTGCCAGTGCCCGCGTTTGTTTTGCTGACGATGGGGCGCAGGTGCCCGTTGTGGTCAACTAGGCAGTCATCTGTGCCAAGGGTGTCAATTTCGACAAAGGCATTGAACTGGTTGAGTACCCAGTGGTTTGGCGTAGCGTCAAGAATCTGACCGCCCCAGAGCATGTAGCTGGTGACAGGTTCGTTGTGGTGCTCGTGGACCTTGAGCACTGCAGCTTCATGAATTTTGCCGTCGTGGTCAAAGCTCCAGACCAGATCACCTAGCTGCAGTTCATCAATGCGGCGTTCACCGCTTGGTGTGGCGATCAGGGTATGCCCTAAAAAGCAACCGCCGCCACCACCGCCGCCACCAGCACCAACAATCCGTGTCATATCTGTTGATCCACGTCAAGCCCACTAGAGAGGACAGCGGAACCTACAAAACAACGCCCGTAAGCGATGGGCACGGGTAATCCTTGCTTTGCAGTATTGACAATGCCGCTGAAGGTAAATGACTCCATTTTTGCTGCTTCACGACCACGCTCCATAGGATTCATGGATGCTGAGGACATTATTGGAGCAGGCGAGATAGCTTGCGCAATGCCACCCAAAACCAAGGCTGCGCCCATACCACTTAAAGCAACGCCTAATGTAGTTAATGCACCAGCCGTGCCAGTGGTAGCCGCCGCTCCTGCACCAAACAAACCGGTTGTGCCGAACAAACCAGCACCAGGCAGCAAAAACGAGAGCGCAACCAAGCCAAAACCGATGCCGATTTGCGCGGCGCTATTACCTCCAGCACCTGCGAGCACTGGAGTAATACTCAAGACCTCACGTTCACTCCATGGGCAAAGGGCAAGCACTGCATTGTTTTCATCAATCTTCTCTTTGCCGATACTCACTCGATAGCTAACGCCATCCTTTTCGCTATTCAATAGCCACGTATCTAGCCCAGGAAAGTTGACACACAACGCCTTAAATGCCTGCGCGGGCGTTTCTGCATCAAATTCAAAACGGCATTGCCCCAGCTTTTTGCGGAGTGCGCCGTAGACCTTAACGACTTTCATGCCGAAGGGCGCAGGCAGTGCTCTTCAAATAATAACCGCCGTACAGATCCCTGCTACTGAGCCGCCTTTGCAGGTGATGGATCATCAACTGATCGCCCAGGTACACCGCCGCATGGTTGGGCAGCGATGATTCCATGTGCATCAAGATGGCGTCGCCGTATTGCAGCTCCTCCAGTGGTATCTGGTGGAAGCCTTCCTTGGCAAAGTTGTCCATGTATAGGCTCTCGCCTTTGAGCCAGAACTGATCGCGGCGGTCATAGTCCTTCAGATCCAGCCCAAACTCCCGCTTGTACCAGTCCCTGCAGAGGCTGTAACAATCAACAATGCCGAACACAAACTCACGCCCAACGTAGGGCAGCTCGAATCCATCAGGCTCGCAGTAGCCCCACAGCTCGGTCTGGGGATTCACAATATGCCAGGGCAACCCGGATTTTTCGCACGCCACACGATCTGCCTGTGATGGAGCGTGGTTGGTCTTGGGATGGCTATGGACTACCGCCACGATTTCGCCCTGATCCTCAACCTCGGCGTACTGCAGCGGATCCAAAACAAAGTGCTCATCTGGGGTTTCTGCCAGATTGCGGCATGGAAAGTACCGCTTGCGTCCTTTGATGACAGCAACAAGCCCGCAGGATTCAACAGGGAACTCAGCCTTGGCGTGCTCCAGTGCCTGCTGCTGGATGGTTTTTGACAGATTCATTCGGTCAAACCTGCACCGGGGAACGAGCCAAAGGGTAATTCAGCCGTGGCGCCAAACCGCAGTTTGCACGAGCTGAGGCGTTTGCCGCACTTGTCGGCAGCCAATGTGGCAACAGATTGATCGTTGACGTTGAAATAAGTAGAGCCTGTGTAGCTGCACTCCGTGCTGCGGTACTGCCATTGGCAGATGTTGGCGATGATCTGCCGCTTAGGAATCATCGCACCAGCGAGATCAAATTTGCTCGCTAGCTCAAAGCTGACGCTATCGCGGCTTTCGCTTGCCTTGCGATCTATAAACCAAATTTCATCTGGGAATTTGGCGTGGGGATCTGCTGCTGCTTGACCGTCTAGATATTTTTTCAGTGTGCGGATGCGCTTGACGGTGGCACCACCAAGGTCATTGCCTGCTGTGGTGGCATTTACGAGCAACAGTAGTGTTGTCATCGTGCCGTCTAGGTTGGCGATGGTCAGCGTGGGGCGCGGCAGTGTGCCGGTGTTGGTGTACTCAAAGCCCTCCGCTTTGACTGGTAGGCGGGTGTATGAGTTGCCGTTCCAGACGATGTTGCCGCTGACGTTAGCGTTAGCACCATTATGGAAGCGGTAGGTGTCGTTGCTACCGTGCAACGTTGTGTCCAACGTCAGTTCAAACAACTCGATAATTGCGCTAGGTGCAATGGCAGCTAGATCCTCGTAGCTGCTAGCAATCGCAACCCAGGTGACGGTGTTATCGGTGATATAACTGCCAATGTCTGTTGCCCAAACAGGTTCAGTGGCGCCACTGGTGCCAGCTACCGTGCATTGGAAAACAAGACCTGATGCCTGCAGCGTTGTAGAACGCCGGATGTTGCCAACGGCAAAGGCAGTGCTAGCGGTCCAGGCTGCGTATGCCATTACGGTTCAAAGACTTGGCGGAAGGTAGCACTGATTGTTGCACGACCTGTGTATGGAATCACCTTATCCCATGACTCACAAACCCACTTGTAGGTGACGCCTTCTGCAGGTGGCGCCCAATCAAAGCTGGCATTGTCTGCAGCACGAGCATCTAAAAAGGTCTCTATGGTGTCGCTGTTTGCCTCTGTAATGTTTTGCCAGGTCAAGGTCCAGACCTTTGGATTTTGGTTTAGCCCATAGGTTAAACGTTGTTCGTAGCCATCACCAAAGCGAACCGTGCGGACAATAGGCTGGCTAGCCTTTGCCGCACCGTAGGTGGGATCAATAGATGGAAAGGTAGCCATTAAGCGAGCAAGCCTCCAGGACGCTTTTGCTTGATCAGCTCTTGCTGCACGGCGATGCCAATAGCTTTACCGAGAGCATTAGCCTGTTGCCCATCACCTTGCACGTTACTGCCGCCTGCGTCTACGTTAACGACAACGTTACCCATGCCACCAAAACTGCCGGCGGGTGCGATGCCACCACTGCGACCTGGCATGAAGAGTTCAGGACCACGCTCGCCTACGAGATAGCTTTGACCAGCCATGACAGAGCCGCCACCGGCTCGCTTAAATAATCCCCCAAGCAAGCCGCCGCCAGTACCAGTGCCCGATAATGCTCCAAATAGTGCCATGTTGACAGCTACATCCAACAACTTGTTGGCTATGTTATTCAACAAATTAGTGGCAACCTCTTGCAGACTCTTCGTGCCATCAATGGCGCCCTGTATAGCGCCAATAACACCGTCCTTAATGGACATGCCAATGTCGGCATAAAGCTGTTTAAGTTGAGTAGCAGCTTCAACTTGTTGCTTCAGGGCATTGTTGCGGTCCAGAAGTGCCTTGACTTGCCCTTCGTCCAATCCTTTTGTATCTTTCATAATTTCAGCAATCTGTTGCTTGAGCAAAACTTCCGCTTCATTGCCTCGCAATTTTGCTTGCAGCAATTCGCTTTCTTCTTCTATAGTTTTGATTCTTTCAATGCCAGTTTCGCGTTGCTGCAAATCAAGCGCGGCAATTTCTTGCGCTGTTTGAATTTGGCTTTGAGCCAACTGTTCAGTAATTTTTGCAATACCTAGACGTTTTTCGGCTGCAGGCACAGAGCTTTGTTCAATGGCACGAGCTTGATATAGAAGTTCGGTTTCGCGCCCAAGACCTTGCAAGCGAATTTCTTCTTCTTTGTTCTTGGCTAAGGCGGCTTGAGCAAGCAAACCTTGTAACTGTGTCTGTTGTTGCAGAAGGGAAAGTTCGCGGGTTAGTTCGGGAATTTGACTTTCGCGTGGTTTTTTGCGTTTCTTCTTTTTATCTTCATCGCCAGCACCTAGATCAGTTGTGCTGGGCAAAGTGCTTGGCTGTTCGGGACGGGTAGGCAATCCAATTACGCCCTGAGCAAATGCTGCACGTTCCTTGAGCAGAATTCCACGTTCACCACGAGCCGCAGGGGTCATGCCGCCAACAAGCGGGGCTAGAGGGCCTAAGAAGCTCTTGGCAATTTCAATAGGTGATTGCAGCGTTTGTTGTTCTTGGCGAATTGCCTTAAGTGTTGCCCGAGCCGCTTGCTTACTTCCCGCCGGCGCAGCCCCAGCAAACACAGCAGCAGCACCACCTTTTTCACGTTGACCACGTAGACGATTGATTTCGGTTCTGGCTTGAATGAATTCTTGCAGACCAGAAACAGCCAAATTGATGGCAACAGTAATTACACCAAGAGCCGCTAAAGATTGCAGGCTGGCAACAAGTGGATTGATCTTGCCCGACGCTGCTGCCGATTGCGTAGCAAGCGCCTTTGCGTTGTTTGTGTAAAGACTAAACGCCGATGCAGACGTTGCGGCGGCGGCACCACTTGCAACAAGCGTACCTACCAAGGCAACACGAATCGCAATAATCCCCTCAAGTGCTTTTTTGACGAGTAAAACTTGAATGGCAAGACGGACAAGCTCAATCGTTGTATTTTTAACTGGCTCAGGTAGCCCAGTAATTGTCCTAACCAGTGAGGTCAAATCCTTGACTAGCGGTGCAACCAAGGGCAGCAATTCATTACCCAAGGCGATCTGCAAATCGTCAACAGCGTTTTGAAAATCCTTGAATTTTTGGATATCGCTTTGCTGAATAATTTGTGCAATCTTGCCAGCGCCTTCGGTTTCAATACGACGCAGAGCGGCAACAACAACCTCAGAGGTTAATTTACCTTGCTTTGCGTAATCTTTTAGATCGCCTGCGGCAATTCCGGTTTGCTGGCTGATGGCAACCAAAATACCTGGCACCAGTTCAGCAATCGACCTAAACTCATCGCCTTGAAGACGACCAGAGCCAAGGGCTTGGGCAAGTTGGGTAAATGCTGCGGAAGCCTCTGCACCAGTTGTGCCAGATAAACGGGCAACAGTATTGAAGCCAGTAAATGTACTTTGAATATCTTTGAGCGATACACCAAGTGGACGAAGACGGGCGTAAATATTGGTGACGCCTTCGGCTGCCTCGCGATTGCTTAGACCAAAGCGACGAGCGGATTCCGCCGCGAATCGTTGTACGCGGGCTGTATCACCATACTGAGCCGTTAAAAGTTTTAAGCGCAGTTGCAGATCATTAAAACTGGCAGCTGCCTGTACTGCCTGACGACCAATTTGAATTAGGGCAAGACCAGCAGCGGCACGCTTTAGTCCGTCAAGGGCGTTTTGAGTTTCCTTTGATGCCGCGTTGATTTGACGCAGGCTGTTGACGGCATCACTACTTCTTACCTGTACGTCAACGACTGCGACAGCGGTCACGATCAAGCCTCCCGATAATGAAAGTCTACCGCCGGGACTTTGCCTTATCTATCTCGGCTCTTTCACGCTTGCCCTTGACCTCGTAGTAAGCAGCAAAGTAAACGAACTCGGCTTCAGTCAGTTCAGCCCGTAATCGGCTTACCGTCATGCCCAGTTCTGTTGCTAGGAAGAACTCAAAAAACAGCCACGAGTCTTCCTCTAATCGTTTTTTGCTTCATCCAGGCTGGCGTTGCCGCCCAGCCCAAACAGGAACAGCTCTAAGTCGTTAAGTACGCGCTCAGGCAATTCTCGCTGGAGTTTGACAGCATCAGCCGACGCAAATGCTTTGGTGCCATCCTCTAGCTCTGCCATGTGACATAGCATCTGGGTGCTAATGTCCAAAGCCTCCTCAGAACCAGCAAGGCTGCTAGCACGCTTTCGATCAGCGCGGGTGATGGGCTTAAAATACAAAACCAGCACCGCTTCGCCAGCATCATTGGTGACGCTGAATTTACGGCGCTGGTTTAAGTCAAAAGCGCCGGTGAGCAAGTCTACGGCGCGAGGCGTAGCTGAAGGCATTAGATGGCTAGGTTAAGAGAGCCAGAGGTGACGAAGTTAACCGTCACAATCTCTAGTTCGCCAACCGTAGCACTGTATTCAGAGCCTGTCACCACCAAGGTGCCCGTAATTTTCTTGCCGCCAGTCTCGTCTAAGTACAACTCAAAAGCCGCATCAGCCTCGTCTGTGGCTTGGTTGACATCCTTGATCAGGTCAAGTTTGTCGCCAGCACTAGGCGCGTCGTACATCAACTCGATGGTGCCTGAACCACTAATCAAGCCGCCTACGTTGGCGCGATAGGTGTCGCCGTGATCGGTGACATCCAGTGATTCTTTCTCAATGGTCATAGACCACGAGCGGACCGCTGCGATTTCTGACAGACCGCCGCTGCCGGCTTTGTCAAAAAAGACAGTGCCCTGTTCTCCACGGAAAAAAGCCATGATCAGATGTCCAGAGTGATGGTGCCGTTGGTGACGAAGCTGACCGTAATCACCTCAATTTCTCCAACCGTAGCTGAATACTCAGAGGAGGTAACGGTCCCAGTGAAGCTGATTTTTTTAGTGCCTGATGTGTCTAAGAACAACTCAAACAAAGCACCGCCTTGATCGGTTGCTGTGTTGACTCGCTCAATGAAGACATTGGTTTCATCGGAACTTGTGGCTGTGTAAAACACTTCACACGTCCCAGAGCCACTGATCAAACCGCCAACGTTTGCGCGATATGTGGCGCCAAGTGCAGTGGTGTCCAGCGTTTCTTTCTCAACGGTCAAAGACCATGAACGAGTGCTGGCAATAGCCACTGTGGTTGAGCCGCCATCGTCAAACTTGACGCTGCCTTGCTGTCCCCGAAAAAATGCCATGGTTAGAGATCCTCGAAGGTTTCAAAGGTCAATCTGACCTGTGTTTGGAAGTAACCCTCTGGAGCTGGCGACGCCACCACCTCGGGTCCAGTAGGCGGGTCAAAATGAACGCCACTGACTACTTGCCTATTGTAAAGGTCACGAATCCGTTTCCCAATCGTCAAATTTGCGCCAGGTCCAACACCTTTTGGCGTAAAGACATTCATGACGATGACACCGATGACACTGTTGCTGCTGCCAGTGGTGCCGCCCATTGTCAAGAAGTTATTGTTGCCAAAGCTGACAAGGCATTGGACAAAGGAACTATTTGGGGTCGGAGTCAGCGGTTGGTTATGAAATGCAACAGGAATGACTGGTGACAGGGCTAACTCTGTGGCAAGCCTGCCCTCTATGGTTGAGCGGATGGTGTTGAGGTTGACTGCTGCCATTAGTCTTCCCTTCCGATGCGCTTAGCTTGTTGCTGTGCCCATGCCGTCATCTCCCTAGCAATTCGGTCAGTCCAGCCAGCTGGTGCTTTCTTGCTGTACCCATTCGCTAGCGCTTCAGCATATGGCAGGCTGTTGTGGATGTGATAAACGCCACCAGCACGTTCAACTTGATAATCAAGCCGTCGCGGCGGTGTGATACCACTAGGACTAGTTTGCGGTCCCGCGTCATAGCCGGGTGTGCCCTGTTCGCTGATTGCCCAGCTCAAGCGGAAGCGTCCAGTGTCAACAGGGCTTTCTTGTTTTAGTCTGCTGTCTGTTTCAAATACAACCACCCGCAGCAGCTTTTCGTACTTCTCTTGTGAGTAGCTGCCGATCTGCGATAGGTTAATGCGTCGTGCCACTATGTCCTCAGGATCAGTTCGTAAGTGACAGCCGTGTTGTCCTGCTCAATCGTAACTACCCTGATGATCTGGTGACTAACGCTGCTAATCACAACGCGATCCGTTGTCGTCGGTGCATTTGTCACGTCAAGCGCCGCAATCGTCAGGCGCTTGTCGCTTGCTTGGATTAGCTCATTGACCTCACGCGCATTAACATCTTCCAGGATGCCGCGTATTGTCGTATCGCTAGTTGTCTCTGTGATTGCGCCGGTGGTGGTGTTATACGCTCCAGGTGTTACCACGCGTATCGTTACTTGCCCGCCAAACTTTGCCATCAGTTTGCTGGCAGTCTTCCGTAGCGTAGTAACAAGTGCCATCAGACTTTATAGGCTATGCAGGCTCCGTTCTGCAATCTAATGCTAGTAAACAATCCACGCAGCTCAAAACCTGCAGGGAATGACTCACCGTTTAGAGTGTTACCTGTCATGTTCGTGCTGATGATTGTATCAATTTGCGTGTTCTCGTAAAAGTCAATATGGTGGAATCGCCCCGTATGGGCAACGGTATCATGGATGACCTCAGCGCCGAGCGTGTAGTCAATCCCGT